GTTTATTTAAGCGTTCATAAAATTTAACTTTAACAAGATTATTATCCATTACTTATTCCATGTTTTTTCTACCTTTTGTTGAAGATCTATAAGAATCTGATCATTAAGTGGATTCTTAAGATATTCTACAATATCTGTAGGAGTTTTACCAAGCATTGTTCCAGATTGCATGTGATAGATAAATCCATCTCCACGTGGTGAAATATACTTGTAATAGGTTGCATCTTTCACAATTGCTCTAAGCTTAAGTGTTTCCATATCAAGATCTACCACTTCTAAGAAACGCTCAGCTGTCTTCTTTTTATTTGTTTCTACTGTTTCTCCATTAATGTACTTGTCCATATTATCGTACAATACATCATTTGGTGTAGACTTTTTATACTGAGTGGAATTAATATCTACCACCTTAGCTACATAAAACAGTTTATTTGTATTCTTATCAAAGAGCTTTTGTAGTTCTGCAAGAGCTTTGTTGCGAAGTTTCTTCACCTCTGTCTTAGTAGACACTGTATCTTCTAGTTTATCTAAATAGAACTTAGGAGGTGTTGGCATTCTACGCGCTTCCTCAAAAGATTTAGCTACGATAGAAAAACCACCAGCTTCGATTGCGTATAATTTAATAAGATCATAAGGATCTTTATCAGGTTCTAAGAATAAAGGTTCATTACCACAAGCAATCTTAATTCTACCCCAAAACTCATCATTATCGGGTTTTAAGAGTTTCACCTTATTCCAGAACTGCTCATCTTTAGGATCAATGATGTTTGCTGCTAGTTCTTTTTCTAACTGAGCTACCACTATTCTGATTTGCTTCACTTTCGCATCAGCTTCATCAGCAGATAGTGCTTTAATCTCAGGAGCAAACTCATTAAGTCCTGTCAGATAACGCTTGATACCGTTTATCTCTAAACAAGCAAGCTGTTCTTCATGAAATGCACCGTCAAAGAGCGAGAGTCCGTACTTTTCGAGTCCCATGTTTGAAACATTAGCTTCAAAAAATGGACGCACTGCGATACTAGACTTTTTGTTTTGTGGATACTTCTCCACCATTGTAATACTACTCATGTTTGGTTTTTTGGTTTATAAATAGGTCCAGACTCTCGTCTTAGACGGATTAGTGTAATACTAACTATTTATTTTGAACCTGTTGAGAGTTGCAAGCTCTCCGGTTGATCAAACTCGGTGTGCGTACAACAGGTGATCTGCAGATACTATCTACAGAGTGGGATCTTTTTACAATGTGTACCAGAGGGATAGGGGAACATATAGCACCCCTATCCTTAGTACATATATATTAGAATGAACCACCGGTGATCGGGTTGCGCATCACAATCTTCAACACCTTAGTTGGGTCTTTAACCCAGATAGCAGGCATTGTCTGACTCATGAATACACGGTAACCGTTGAACTGTCCAGAAGACTGGAATCCGTTCGTACGACCCATATAGTCCATAGTACCATTCTGATACCACCACTTCAACTGGTTGTCCCAGCTCAACTTCAACAAGAAGATGTTGTCGTTGGTGTTGTCAGTGATATCGAAAATGATAAAGTTGTAAGAAGAAAGAGGGAAACCATCAATGATTGGGTTCTCGATATCGTTAGTGTGTACGTTATCAAACGCAGGGTTCAGTACAAACTTAACGTTAGCAAGGAACGGAATCACGTAGCTAGTGTAAGCGAATCCAAAGTTCAGATCCATACCCTTACCAGTGATTGCACCAACCTCAGAAGCATTGATCACCAGACCACTGTTGATTGCTTCTTTCTTGATAGCTTCGTTAACAAGACGCATACCACCCATACCAGTTTGTACAATCAATGAACGCTGAGGATCAGGTCCTTTGAACTCCACACGACCGTTGAAGAAGTTGAAGATCTCAGATTTAAACAGGTCAAGATTGAAACTAGCTTTGTTGTAAATACGCTTGTAAGAGTTGTCAAGCTGCTTCCAAAGACCCACAGACAAACGTACATCATCTGGACCATCTTGCTTAACACGTCCACCATGTCCCCACATTAAGTAGGTCTCGATGTCAGTAGCAATCTTAGTCAGGTGAGCTGCTTCAAGAGCAGTCAAGAATGTACGTGTAAGTGTACCACTTTGCATAGCACGCTTTACAGCATCTTTACCAAACTTGTTTGCAAGTCCTTCCAAATTAGGAATAGAAGGATCTGTCAAATTTTTGTCGAAGTTACGCCAGATTTCCACTACAGGTACAGAACCATCGTTCTTCAAACCGCCTTTCAACATAAGATCAGCGCGAGAAGAAACAGAATAGTGTACGTGAGCTTCAGCACCACCTACGTAGTTGTAGAACTCACGGAAACCAGCACCATATGCTCCGATATCAGAGAAACGCTCACCGTATTCACCACGAGCAGAACCTTTACGGAAGAATTTAGTACCAGGTTTCAGATACTTTTGATCCAAATACCTTGTGTTGTCATTGTTAACAAGTTGAACTGTGTAGATTACACCATCCGCTACAGGAAGAACATCTTCTGTAGGAACAATGTACAATTCCACACCATTGTACTTGTCATAAGTGATGATATCACCATGTCCGAAGATACGACGGTTCAATTTGATCTTGAAGGTAGTACCATCAATACCCAATTGAGCTTGAGAATCTTCAACATTCTCTACAATGTAGGGAAGGTCTTGAGACACAGGAACTTGCCACTTATACTCTCCACGAGCATTGTTAACATCGATTACGTTCTTTCCACCAAAAGATGACATTTGGTACAAAGGCATTTCTACCTTTTGTGCCATCGCCCACAGATCCACAGGACCAAGGTCCATAGGTTCTGCAGTCTTCATCATGTTCACCAGGTGGTAAGAATCTACGTGTGAGCTTGCGCCCGAATAACTGGTATCACGTAGAAATATACCATTGTTTAAAACTGGAGTTGCCATAGTAAATGTTTGTTTAGATTAATAATATTTACCTTTTAAATATATTTGTGTTACGAGGTATCTTGTTTTGTGAGGGTTTAGTTTCAGGTTGTTCTTGTACAGAACTTGCAATCTTTCTAGATTGTTCTGTCTTTAATTGTCTTACAGTTGTTTCAACTGCTTGATTCTTACCCTGTTTAACAAGATTTTGTCGATATGCTTCCGGATCAGATAGTAACCAAAGTGCTTCTGCAATCAGTGGATAGTTAGGTTCTACAAACTGATACTTCTCTAAAAGGTGTCCTAAAAGATTTGTAGGACGTCCGCTTATTGAAGGATACTGAGGTTGAACCAACCCTGTATACAAAGTTGCTTGTGTTTTTCTATCTAGTTTTAAACCATTGATTTCTGCAGCTTTAAGAGTTTCATATACATTCTCTATATATGCTTCAGCAGCAGCTTGTTGCTGCACTTTCATTTGCTCTTGTTGTGCAAGTTGTTGTTGTACAACACTTTCTTGCATTGCATCCAATTTCGGTTTAAACTTAGTTGCTTGCTGTTCAAGTTTACCAAGATCTTTCCATGTACTGATTTCTTCTGAAATCTCATCATCATTTCCAAATCCTGTAGCTCGTAGATAACTTCTCACTATAAACTCTTGATCATTAGGATCTTGTGGATTCATTTCACGAAACTCTTCCACTTGAGCTAAAGCTTGAAAAAGACCTTTAAGATCTTGTCCTCCATCTGCGACATATTTTGCAGCATATTGCAACTCTTCCGGTAACGACTCAAAGAACTCTTTAGGTGTTTCTTGTCTCACCTTTTTTTCCCTTTCTTGGAAGTTTGCTTCTAAAAGTTCCTTCCAATCTTTTACGGAGTATTCCTCCATCGGTTTCTCATCCTCAAAGGGAACAATGAGACCCTCTTCGATCAACTTACCAAAGGTTTCAACCATCCCAGATTTATCTAGTTTTGGTCTACCACCTTGTTTTTGATCATCTTCGACATCAGGTTTAAGAATATCATCCAACGTTTCACGTGAAACATCTTCAGTCTTCACCTCTTTTTTACTATTGTCTTCTTCAGGTTTCTCTTCTTCTTCAGTTTCGTTATCCTTACTAGGATCTAAAAAACTCAAGTCCATTTGTGGTTTTGTAAAAACACTTGGTTTCTTATCCTGCGCGGGCGTAGGTGCGAGCGCATCCGGAGTAACTACACTAGATGCATCGGGTGCACCTGAAAAAAGACTATCAATGTCAAGATCTATTTGTTGCACATTTGTTTGTGCAGCAGCATTTTGTGTGCTCATGTTGGTTGTTTTTAGTCTACAATAGAATATACAAAATAATACTTGTAAATTTTAAAAATGTAGACTAAAAAAATGAAATATGTGTAGTATACAGCTATAGATTTAACTGTATACTACACTAAATTATTAAACAAGAGTAAGGTTCAACTTTCCAGCTGCCCATACAAAAGCTGCTTCATTGATAGTACCAGCAGAAGACTCATCCCAATCAAGGTATTCTTGTCCAGTCATAGTTAAATTACCTTGAGTTACTTGTATAATTTTCATTGGAGGACCTACAGATATAACTGCAGAGGGAGGTGTAGGACCTTCTCCAGTAGTAGTAGTAGTTGTAGGAATTTCTTCTTCTACACATAAAGCATAATAAAACTGAGCAGTGTCTTTCAAATTGTCATTAGTAATATACAAGTTGAGACGGTTAGCTTGCATTTCTACACCGTTAAACCACACTTGTACAGGTTCAATTGGTCTCATGTTTTTTGTTTTTTATAAAGGGTGATTAATAATTATTAGTGAACAACTTTTAAAAAGTCTCCTGTTCTATACACTTGACCTACGGTTAAACCTCCTGCTAAAGCTGCAGCATTATCTGCATACTCAGGAAGATTAGTATAATCTACTATGCAACAAAGCTTTTTCACCTTGTTTGTTAACCAGTCTAATCTTTCGTATATACCTTGAATCATCTTATAATAGTTTATATTATCTACTTACTTCTTCCCAGTCTATGGAAGCATATGCACCTGAAAGTCCCCCCACTGCGTCTATAGCCATTTCCACTACAAACTCATAAGGAACACCTGCTAGTGCATTTCTCTCAAGCTGATTGGAAAAAAGAGCTTCTTTAAGAATGTTTATACTGGGTGATCCTTGATTAGAAGAGTTTACAAACCCACTAGCTAAAATTCTACCACCAGTAGCACCTGTTCCTGTAGTATTATATTCTACAGCAGAATCGCCACCAGCACTGAACCAAGTTCCTCCTGAGATTGCTACATTACCATTCATTACTCTCCACTGATAGTTCTTTCCATTACCAAGTCCTATAAGAGAAATAGCTGTTGCTATTACGATAGCATCTAGTCTTGTAGTTTTAAGTCTTATACCTACAATTGGATAATATGTTCCTGCTACAGTAAATATTCTTGGAGCAGTGATAGATGTACCAACAGATTGCTGTTTACCTCTTAATTCATACCCTCCTTCAGAAATGACAGTAGAACAAATTTGCTTCAAAGTAGAAGCTGAGTCTGTACCAGTATCATTAAATATCTCATAACGTAGCGGTAATGAAGCGGTTGTTATATATGTAGAAGCTATAATGTTAGCATGGTTGAATGTATGACAAAGAATAAACTGTCCATTAATCACAAAACCCATTCTAACTGATCCTACTCCTAACCACTCAAGATCCATCCAATAAATCTGTGCTTTAGTTAGATCAAGTGTAAGTCCTGAAGGTCCAGTACCATCAAGTTTATCACCATTCCAATCTGCTTGAGGTACAGGTGTTTCTACTAAAGAACCTGTCACCATACTTCTTTTTACAAAAGCTATATCAGAATTTGCTTGCTCCAAATAAAACCCATTCTCATCCCCATAATATCCAACACGTTGTGTAAGTCCTGCTTTAGGAGCATTCATCACAAATGTATTCATTACAAGAAGTGACTTACCTGGTTGATAAGCAAACACTTTAATTGTTTCTCTTAGCACTGAAGACCCGGATGCTGCTGTAACATTTAAGTCTACAAGTCCCTGATTTGCATTAAATACAGCTGTCCCACTAGTAGATGTTTCTGTTGCCCAAAGGTCATTATCATCAAACCTATGACTAGAATCAAATAATGTAAAAGGAGAAGATGTTCTTAGTCTACCAAAACTATCTTGTCCAGTGGAAGGTGCAAACACAATTGGTTGTGGTTCTCCAATACTAGTTGTAATACAACAAACTCTGTTATATATCTTAGATAGAATAGGTTCTATTTGTGATGAATATATCATTTTTTAGGTTTTTTTACATCGTATTTGTTCTTATTCATACGAGCAATCTCCACTTGTTTTTCTGCAATACGTTCTTTTGCTGAAATCTCTTGCTCTTTAATACGAAGTTGCTCACGTGCAGTGTTTGTCTTATTAATCTCTTTGTCTCTTTCAAGACCCATCTGCTGCTGATAATTCTCTTGTTTTTGGATATTTTCTAGAGCATCTTGATAATCACTTTGTTGATTCTTATCAATATCCATCATAGAACCATATCCAGCAGAACGTATTTCAGCTTGTAAAATGTTTGCTTGTCTATCTTTTTCATTCTCTTCAGCTTCAAACTGCATCTTCATCATTTGTTCTTGCTGACGAGCTTCAATTTGTTGTTGTTGCAGAGCTTGTTCTTGTTGTCTCTGTTGTTCGAGATTTGCTTGTTGCTTCTCTTCAGCAGACTTAAGAACATGAGAAAGCTCTGCAATCGATTCTGATTTAATGATATTACCAAGATCGTAAATAGATGCACCTGCTGTATTATTTGTAATAGCAAGTTGCTTAAGCTGCTCAAGAACAAACTTATGATTACTCTTGGTAGTAGCAAATATGTTTAGATCTCTGAGTAGAAGATCTGTACCGTTAATTTCAAAATTCACCTTCTCTTCTGCAGTTGTTACATACTGTAAGCGTAGAGAAGGGTTTTTAGACTGATAGTATTGTGCAAGATCAGTACGCATTTGATGTACGCGTGGCATCAAAAAGTCACTATGTTGCGTAAAATACTGTTCAGTTTGAGAATATGATGCTGCTACAGACTGTTGGATACCTGTTGCTGTTTCTTGACCAACAGGTGTTCCAATACGCTGCCCAGTGATACCAATAGACTCAAATGCTTGCGTTTTAAAATAGTTAGATAACTGAATCCTAGAAAGCAAGCGTTGAGTCTGCTCCAGATTTAACACTTGATAGTGTTGGAATGAAAGAGCATTCTCAGTGTTAGTGATAGTTGTATCTAACGGAAGCATTGAAAAGTTTTTCATTGCTACGTAAGCCTTTGCCAGATTATTTCGTCCCCAGTCTTCTCCTAAAGAGTGACGAGGTAGAGCATTCTGGTCTAGAAGGATTACGGTTCCCAACTCATCGACTAGTATATCTGCTATCTGATTGTTTACAATATTGTATCCAATCTGATATGGTTTCATAAGATCCACCAGAGATACGGATCGCGTATTGCGATCAGAGAACACAGAACCCTCTACAGGAAGTTTACATCCATAAAGTGTGTGGTCTCCTTTAAATTGGAATGGAAGTTTTTTAACATTAAGGTAGATAGGACTAAATCCTGTGGGATTTTCCATACCCCAGAATGTAGGTCTATTTGGACCAATCTTAATGCCACCCCATGTTTCATTAATCCAAATCCAATCAATATGTTCTCCGTAAACTAGATTTTCTCTAGTCTTTTTTGTAGAAAGACGAGTGTCATAAATAGGTTTTTCTAACACCTTAAATGTCTCGTCTACAATATCCTGAATCATCTCTCCATCTTCTGTAATCTTAGTGAGATGCCCCACTTTACGCTGACTCTTCCAATAAATGGTAGCTACACGAAGCATAAAGTTGGGTCCATAATCGAAGAAATCTTCGCTCTCACTTAAAATCCACTGTACAATGTCACCATTGTATGGCATATTCTCATATGCAGATAAGAACTGACGCATCGCTAAAGATGGTCCTTCAGTATTCCATTTATGAGATCTACTAGGATCATAAAAGCTACCATCGTTTTGTAATCCTCCCATAGGAAGACCCGCAGAACGAATAGGATAGATTGCCTCTAAAGATTCCAACTGCTCCTGTGTCATCATGTAGCCATACTTGTCAATAACATCAGCAACAGTTAGGATATCAAACTTACCCACCCAATTACCCTGAGATACATAACGTGCATCAGGACTCTTATGGTAGAAAGTTAAGACAGGGTTCCAAAGCTCCACTTCATAATCATCTTCCAGCATGCGGAAATGCCAAAACTCACGATCTGAGATGAGCATATCACGAAATGCCATATTTTCTAATTCAAAGAGCTTAAATCTTTCCTCATCTACCTTCATCTGGTGAGTTGCCCATTCCTCCACCATAGAACGATAGTCTTTTTTAAAGAAAGACTCAATCTCAGGAAGCGATCGGATAGCTTCAGGAGAAAGTGCTTGCTGAGCTTCCTCAGAGTTTGGATCCATCCCCATATTCATCATCCTCATTGTCATCTCGCGTTCAGCTTCTGTAATGAGGGTTTGTTCAATCATTGAACGTTTTTGTTCTAACATTTCATTGTAGGAAATGTCATCAACTGCACGAAATATAACTTTAGAAGCTCTTTTTGAAAACTCCCCACTTAAAAGATTAATTACATTTGGAATAATGGGGTAAAACTTAAGTTCTAAAGCAGACTGATCTTCTTTGGTTAACGTCTCAATTAGATCTGCGTATTCATTATTTTCTTCTACTATATAGTCTGTACGGTCAATAATACCTTTAGCAAGCTTATAGTTTTTAAGAAGTTTACGAGCGTTTCTGCGTATTTGTTTAATACCCTGCCACTCCAACCAGTCCATGTTACTAGCTCTCCACTGCTCATCTTTAGCAGACAGGGGTAAAAACTGAATAGGTTGGGTGAGTGTACCCAACTTGTTATACTCAGCTTTCTTGCCAGATTTAAGATCTAAAGCATTTAATATCTGCATGATTATGAGTTACTTATAAAAAAAATAGTGTCTCCAGCTGTGCTAGAAGAATAAGTGTAAACACTTGGTGTAGTGAAAGTACTTTCAAATACGTACATCTACTTTAAGTTTTTAAATGGTGAACGGGGTTTAGACATACCAGAACCAATTGATTGTGAACCTCCAATATGTCTAAAAGGGTTCAATTTTAATTTATAACTTTTTTCTGACTTTTCCAAATTTGAGTTTGCTTCTAAACGCTTATGTACCCCTCTGTTTGACTCCTGCACTTTTGCAAACGCTATAAGTGCACAGAATGCCACTAAACGGTCCACGTTTAAACCTTCATGGTATGCCTGCATCTCCTTTAAAAGCATGGGATCTGGAATACGCTCCACCCCAAACATCACTTTTGTTGTCTCTCCTTTTTCATTTATCTCCTCGTCTATTTCTTCTGTAAGATATTGAATACCATAGGATAAGAGGTGTTGCTTAAAGAGTGTCCCAGTGTTTTTCCATCCGTATGTTTGATATACAGTGGCATTAGATCCTAAATCTTTAAGGAATAAGATTTGGTCTTTTGGTACTAGATAGCGCTGTTTTTTTCTAGAAATCATATACTGGATGAATAGTGAGATGTTATTTTCCACCACAGTCCAGGCATTATACCATTCAATTATTAGCTCTAAACGCTCATGTGTTTTATTGATGTCATCAAACCTCCCACACCAGCTAGCTACAATCTTATCATGTTCTACATATGTTTTACGGTCTCCATATCCGTCATCCTTTGTCACCTCCACCTTAGTTTTGTAAATGAAAATGGAACATAATGAATCTGAGGTGGTCGTCTTACCTTCCCCTACAGGGTCAATAGATGCATAATACATTCCAAACCCAGGATTAGAAACAGGTTTTTCCCAAACAACAATACATCCTTCTTTATCTTCTGCTGTCTTAGAAATAGGAAACTCGGAGATGGGAAGCTTTCTAGACTCTTGTGCAATAATCTTACCCTGTTCATTTTTGTAAAGATCTAACAGCTCATAAGGATATTCTTTATCTTCTACACGTTGCATTTGTTTAGAAACTAGATGTTGAGGAAACTTAGACTCTTTTCTAAACGCAAAAGCTTCTTCAATATTTGTAGGTTTCTGGGATATACGGAGCTGATATTGTTCTGGATTTAACTCCTTCTTCCATTTTTCTCTTTCTTTTTTAATAGCTTCTAGAGCTTCTACCACCTTAGAATTACCATATTCATCTATAAATGGTGGCATTGACCACTGTTCTGGAATAAAAAGTCCGCTCTTACCTATTGTACCTTTAGCATCTAATAATGATGTTGTTACTGCTAACATATCATAAACCTCCGGATTTAAGATGAAGTTCTTAAGAGGTTCGCATTGATCAAGATCACCCACAGACCCTGCAGCAATAAAAACTCCGGTAGTAATCATACCTGATTGCATAGCAGGACGCATATACTCATATGTTTCATCCATCTTAGAAGCAATACCAGCTTCTTCATGAAAAAAGTAGGTGACAGGGCCACCGACACCAGCTGTTGCGTCTTTCTCAAAAGATGTTCCTTGTAGCACTGAAAATAACCCCTTAAACGTATCCCTACCATTCACTCTCACCTTAATACGCTGCTGCCATGCTAATACTTTATCGGGATCATTAGGACGATACCATGCAGTGTGCTCATTCAAAAAGTTTTTATACTCGTTGAGCATTCTCCATGTACCCTTTTCGTTGATATAATCCTTAAGACTAGCACCAATTTTAAGAATAGCACCAGACTCAAACCAATATTGATTAATAAGTTTACCAGCATGAAAATAGGAAGATGCTATCTGACGCTTTTTTAGAATAGGGCAATGTTTATACTCTAATTCTGCTAAACATTCATATAATGCCATGTGATATTGTGCGTCTCTCACCTTAGCAAAGTCAAATCTAGATTCTTCCTTGTCATAAATAGGAAGAAAATTTAACCACATGTAGTAGTCTCTACTTAGATACCAAGTGTTATCCTTATTTTTAAAAATAACCCCTGATTTACACTTTGTCTTTTGATCGTCCCAGTAGTTTATATAATCTTTAGTTCTTACAGGAGCTGAACAATAATATCCATCTTTTTGAAACTTTCTTGCTTGTTCATTAAAAAGAAAAGATGTTTCATCAAATTTATACCCCACATCAGGACCTTCTTCTATAAATATAGAACGCACAAATTCTTTCCACTCATCTCTAGATGCAAATTCTGTAGTTTCCCACACACCATTATTCCACGTAGGAACTGTTTTATATACAGATAAATTCACTTGTCCTTAGTTTGATCCCATACATCTATTCCAGCAATAATAACCGCTATTATAGATAGTATAAAAATCCACACCGTAAATACATTTAATGCCATACTACTGATCATATGCTAGATTTTGACCTCCACGTACAGATGATTGTTGCTCTTCCATAAGATCTTTATACACTCCTTTATAACTCTGTCTAATAGCGTCAAAGTCTTTTGCTATACGTCCTATTTGAGCAATATTACCATCTCGTCCATCAGTAATTTGTGTACTAGACATATATCTTGCTATATTATCTAATGCTTTTTTAATACCATAGTATGCTCTAGATGTTTCTGTCTGATACATTTTTTCGCATAATTTCAATGCTCTAACTATCATATCTTCATCTGTAGAAAACTCTGCTCCTATTTCTTGTAATATTATTTCTTCTTTTTCTTCATCTGGAAAATGAAAAAAAGGATTAAGATCTGGATTTGGACAAGTCATATAAAAAAGATATGTATATATCTTATTACAATCGTCAGGAAAATTGTCCATTATATCTTTTAAAAATGCTAATGTGTAACAATGTTCAGATGGTATCACCTGTCCATTTTGTATATCAAATAGTCTTATCATCTTTTTTAACTTGATGGTGATTATTAACTACACCAGCAAATCCTTCTATATACTTTTGACCTGTTGGATAGTAAGCTTTAAAATTAGCTTGTATTCTAAGTTCATCAAGATGTATCCATTTATGAAGACCAAAAGATGCTTCATATTTAAATATCTTTTCTCCTTCTGGAAGTTTAGCTGCTAAATAAAGATCTATTAGATCATTGAGTTTGTAGATTACTGGTTGCTGGTTTTCCATTTTATTAATTCACTTATTTCTGATTTTAAATAGGGTACATCATATTGCACAACGTCTAGTACAATTGGATCTCCATTTGTATCTAACGCTGTAATTGGATTATCAAACTTATCTCTTCCTGCTTCTTCAAATAAAATGTGATGAAGAGTGAGGGTTCCTGCTTTTAGCTTTGGATTATGCTTTAGTATCATGTACATATACAAACTCAGTTGTAACGCATAATGGTTAAAGTTACAATCGTCAAGGTGCGCTACTGGAGGAGACATCTTTTGCGAGACACCTTCCCAATTTACATAGCTTTCAATCTTAATTTCTTTATTAGTTTTGTAGTCTGTAATGTTAACATGTCCATTTACTACTTCTACTAAGTCAGACTGACCACAAAGACCAACAGATTTCAAATAGACCATGTGCTCAGGATAGATTCCATCCTTAAGTTTTTGATCTGGCGCATACTTGATACCGTCTACTTCTACGGGTTTAAAAACAGGAACCGTCACTCCTTCTCGTTCTATTGTTTCTAAATGACAAAGATCAGCTTCTCTACAGTTATGATACCATGTACCAAGGTCTGTAGCACGTTTTGCTTCAGACTTCCAAGCACTTTTAATATCATCTGCGCTCATTCCATACCATTTACTTTTTTTATTACGAGATGATTTAAGAGCAATAGTATCCGCATCAAATGGTTGTTTAAAGTTAGAAATGAAACTAGTGACACTAGTCCAATCTACATTCTCTCCATTTAATGATACATACTCGTGCTTTTCTGGTTTAAATATTAAACTCATAATCCTAATTTTTCATTCAGTTTATCCTCTTCTTCCTCTGAAAGAACAGCTTTCCAATATCCTAGTGGACACTCAGAAGAAAGAGCTCTTGTTTTTAAGGATAGAGAACACCCACATCCACCCATACCCTCATTACAACAAGGTTGTGTACCTGGAACTGCACATCCCTTACCACTTTGATCATAGAGTGTGCATTCTTTACAAATACTTATTCTCTGCTCTGCAATCTCTTCTACATCTTCTCTTTTAAATATGGAATTGGTAATGCCCTCAATAATCTGACCCTTACTCTTCCATATCTGTATTATGTTCTTTTGTAGATTCATTGTTAAAGCGTTTATTAATTATTTCGCGTCTTCTACCACGCTCTTCATTCAACTTCTCTTTCACCTTACGCATGGTTTCTATTTCTGTAACTAATGTTTTCTTAATTCCGTACTCTTTAAAACTAGTGTTATCTAATTTTTCTAATAAACGACCATATTGTTCAATAGTGGCATCTAGTGCTTTTTCTTTAATATAAAAATTCCCAAGGTTTTGGACATGCACCGTGGGATTTTCTAAAGAAGAAAGACGAGATCTTAACGTCTTATAGAAAAAGGACATCACAGCATCCACCTCCTCCACAGATTTATCCATCTCCATTGCAAAGGAGGGCAAAAGATTACGAAGTTTATTGGGGTGCAATACTTAAAAATTTATAATCAAGAAAAACATTTCCTTCCACTTGTATGCGTAGATCTGGATTGATCCAAATCTTCTTCTTACTCTTTCCTTCTTTCTTAATCAAATTGTTTTTCTCTGCTTTAATAATTGCATTACGCACAGATTGCGGACTCTTAAATATCCCCTTCTGATACACCTTAGTACAAAAGGTGTTAAGCTCTGAATCTTTTTCCAGAGCTAACATTGTGAGACATTTAAGATCCGCACTGCTTAATGCAATATTCGAAAGAAAACAATGTGTAAGTATTTGATATTGCACCACCTGATCGAGAGACAGCTTTACGCGTTTCTCCACCTGATTGACAATAGCCATAGATTAGTCTTTTTTAAGCTTTCTCTTTGGCAACTGCTCCTCAGATTCTTCTTCATCTAAATCAGCATCAGAACCTGATTGTGGGTTTGTCACTTGCGCAATAAACGCTAAAGCATTCAACTCTTCAGCTCTGTCTTTTGCAATCTGCGTGTTAAGAGCTTGTAGTTTAGCTCTCACTTCAGCAATTTGAATCTGTTCGTTTAAATGTGTTACGAACTCTTCAACGGTTGGGATCTTTTTTTCTTCTGACATGTTTGTTGGTTTTAAAGTTTAAAATTATCATCGTCTTCATCATCACCCTCATTTTCTTCAGAATAGGTGAGATAGTTTTTCCATATTTCTTGGAATGTCATATACGGGGTGTCAATAGTGTATGATTCACCTGCATCAGTGAATACAGTGGTACAATTAAACACTGGCTCTTCTTCATCATCAGATGCCACCTTTATTGCAATAACAACATCTAATAAAAAAGCAAAGGGTAACCATTTACCATTATCGTTTACACCCATAATACCCATGTCTTCTATGTTTATAGAATGACAATGTACATTACATGAATGCATCATATATCAAATTGTTTTTTGTCTTGTTTTTGGGAAAAATGATACTGATTGTAGTTAATATACCTACTACGATTTTGAGCTTTTATAATCTGCTCAGCTAAAGCACGTTCTGCTATTCCATCTCTAACATCAATAACAGGAATATACACTGCTTGCCCATATTTGTCTTCTGTTTGGATATAATAAGAAAGTTGCCCCTCGTTCTGAACAGTCTTTGGCTTATTCATAATACACTTGGTTTATAATATAATATACTTAAAAAGTTTAAACTATACAAATTTAATCTGTATAACTCTTTAAATAATATTACTTATCCACACCTTGTGTATTGAACATAGAACTCCCCGTGTGATTTTTACATCACTCACATACTTTAATAGTTCAAACAGTTTTGTACTGTACGTTAGCATAATGCCTACACCCACGTGGAAACTAAAATCTCCGTGACCTCGGAACACATACCCTATGTGTAATGTTTCCACCTACAAAACTATTTTAAAGAACTACCGTTTTCGTACCTATTGGAGAAAACCAGTTTCACATCACAAGCTGTGTGCTACTCCCATAACCCAACGTCTACCATTCTAACTATCTTTGGACCATCGAACAGGATCACCCGCGTCTACAGGTGGGTACACTATAATATACCACAAATCTATATAAAATCCAAATACCCCCGGTTTGTAAACCCATATTCAACCCCCCACACCCTTTATTTTCTTTACATCTTTACATTCCGACGATGCAAATGTATTGTGTGTGAGAGAGGTGGGGGTATTATATATTAAGACCCCAGCTAAAAAAACAAGCGGTACTACCCCCGTATGTGCAGACCTAATGTTTTGAAAATCAATGTACAAGGAGGGTGAGAGTATTGTTTTAGAATGTTTATGTATTTTTAGAAAGATGTAGAGAATTGTATAACTGTATGAATGTGAATGAGTTATCTTTTCTTAATCTAAATTTATTCAAATGACACAGTACAATTGGAATTGGTGGTTCGTACTTTCAGTTTTCTGGGTATTAATCCACCTGATGCTTGCTATGATGGATGAGAGTAAGCAGATTATTACGCATTGGTTCTTTGTATTTGGTATGATCTTATCTATGTTAAACCTGCTATTCTGCGTTTACATAGGTAATCATCCTGATACCAGGGATTGATTGTAGAGAAAAGGGGATTTCCGCATTTCCCCTTTTCTTAACTATGTTATCTAAATTCTAATCATATGAAAAAGTTTATCGGAATCGCGCTATTCAGCATTTGGGTGATGCTGTTTATGCTTATGCTCGTAGAACCCTCAGATGACACATTTTATTGGAGTGATGAAAATCTAAACGGTGGATGGGTGGGGTATACGTATGTTCTACTCGTACTCGGACTACCCTTCGTTTGGACCAGAGACTACTGGTGGAAGTAAACTATTTGAATGTAACAATTTTCCTTAACCTAAATCATTTGTTATGTACACCTACTTTATTGTAGTGGAAATCATCACCGTAAACTTCTCTTCACCAGAAGAGATTGATGTAGAACAGGACACCTTCGATGTGGTAGCTTGCGACGAACAGAGTGCTATTGAAGCGCTCAAGGAGCAAATCAACTACCATACAGAATGGGGTGCTCGTGGTATCAATCAACTGCAAGTTTGCGGTCGTCTAGAAGACGAGACCTTTTAATGGTTAGGAAACCCCGAAAGACGAAAGTCCGTAGGGGTTCTTATTTAAACTATATGAATTAGATATATATTTCCTTAACCTAAATCCATCATTATGGACAACAAAGTCATCATGCTTCCTTACGGGATTAGCTCCGTAAACATCGAGACATTCAAATTGTTCTACGCTAAAATCCGCGTGCGCGTAGACAAAGACACTCTTATGCCACCATTTGCTAACGCACAGGTTAGAACAGCAGATGCAGGTCAATGGTATTATGTACACATCCGTTGGATTACATCTGACACTAATGTACATAGTGCTAACATCCGGGAACTAAATATGTTCCTCAAATCTGTAATGCAACGCAGACTCGACATCAAATACGGGTTTGCTACGCCAGCAGAAGAGTCATCTGCTATGGACCATTGGTTTGAGCAGATGAAACAGAAAGACGACTACGATAGATTTATGCAGGATTTAAAGAACGAAAAAGAATTAAATGCATTAGAATCGCAGTCTTACGAATGTTAACACAAAGGGGGTTATTCCCCCTTTTTTACATCCCGCTTTATTTCACTCTGCTACGCAGGACACCTTTACTATCGTGCATCTTGCGTTTATCACACAGTATCAAAGCTGTAATTTTAAACTATATAAATGCGTAATCTTTTTTTTTAATTTTAAATTCAAATTGTATGGCAAAGACGCTGACAATCGTAGGTCTCACCAATCCTACTCAATTATTTGGTGCTAATGCAACTGCGTACGCTATGTTTTCCGCAGTATGCGACGGTAACTCCCTCGAAATCGGTGTTACCCACAACTCTCTAACTCGTGCAGGTTATGACACTGCACCCGAAAGCTTATCTCGTTTGGTAGGTTGCTCTGTTAAGACGAAAGACTTCGTTGACCGTGAGACAGGTGCAATCATCAACGGGGACGAGAGAGTGGAAATGGCGCTCGAAGGTAAACAGCGTTTAGTGCTGTTCAATTCCCTCAATCACACGATTGAGCGTAGTGACATCTACAAGGAAGAGAACATCGAACTGCTCGCTCGCACCAACGCGCAAGTGAAGATTGCGAAAGAGCGTGAGATTATGAACGCAAAGAAACTCGCTTTGCTCGCACGCATAGCATCCCGCCCTGCTGTTGCTGATGCTCCCGATACAGATGAAACACCATCTGCGGAGCAACCCGCTGAACTGACGCTTGAAACAGAAAGCGCTCCGTTCTAATCAATAACATAAGAACCCTCGCTCATATAGACGGGGGTTCTTTTTTCTTTTTCACCACATCACCACAGCACCTTGTATGGACAATATATGGACTGCACCTACACGTGTCGGGTGTCACAGTGCAAATGCATAGATTTACAGGATTAAACGACGTAATTCGTTGAATGTGAAGGAGTTAGGGGGTGGGTGGACTCCTCAGTGGTATTTCTATGGGTGGGAGAAAGTGGTAGAAAGTGTAAATGTGTCATCGCCAGTAGATGGCTATAGATATATATGTATTAAGATCTGTTTCCTATGTGTCTATTATAGACATACAGAGATCTGTTATAATAAAACTGTTATAGTGTATGTATAAGATGTTGTTTGTGTTATTAGGGGTGTTATTAGCCTCTTGTAGCACCCGTCAAGCACCCGCTGAATGTTGTAAATCCTGGCACTACCAAGTCACACTTGAAGATAGTGCTATGGTGATATCTGACCACGGACGTCATGTAGCCACTGTCCCATATGAAAAGACAGGAGTGTTAGATAGCGTGTTTATGGCAGATAATGAATGATAGTATACCCACTGTGTCCGGAGACGCAAGTGCCTTCTCCTTTTTTAAGGACA